TCCGTAGAAAGGACGAAAAAACTCCACCCCAAAGTCTACTCTAAAAGTGACTTTTTCTCCTGATGGGGCGACTGCGTGGTGTACTAAGTTTACACCTGGTTTTACTTTATTGATATATTTTCTGAAATTTTGAGAGTCTAATATCGGTAAGGTTTCAATGAAATTTCTTATATTCATTTGATCTTTATTACCTTTAACACTCTTAATTAGTTTTCCTAATCTTTTTGTAACAATAGGAGGTGCACCAAGACCGTTCCAACTTTTAGTTATATCTTCTAATTCTTGTTCGTCTTTTGGTGTAAGAAATTTAAATGTGATATCTACTTTAGATTTTTCCATAAAATATGGATACTCACCGTTTTCGTCACCTTTTAAATCGAATTCTTTATATGTAAGTTCACTTAAATCAACTGTATGTTCAAATGTCTCTTCTGTTTTAGGGTCTTTTAACACTAGTTTTAATTCGGAACCAAACGCAGTATTACGTAAGAAAATTAGGATTGCCTCTTTATCTTCTCTTGTTAAATCTTCAACAGGCACATCTTTAGTTAAAACTTTTCTTTTTAAAAGTTCTGTGACAATGTCTCCATTTGCCGCTAAGTTTGGTGAGGATAATACGTTCTCATCTGCCGCAGTTAGGTATGCTACCTTTAATGATTTCGTACCATTTGGATAGTATATACCTCTACTTGGTAATTCAACAACATCGTATTGAATTGTTGGGTCTATTCTATATTCGTTTTCCATACTGTTTAAATGTAACTATTAAATAGTGTAAAGTAAAGTTTAAATGAAATAAAAAAGGGGACCCTTATAAAAGATCCCCTTGAAATATATCGACAGATTATTTTTTTAGTATACTTGGATACATCTATCCATTCTTAATGTACAATCAATTGTTGCTAATGCATCATTGTTGTAATCTAACTCGTTGAAGTTCAAGTCAGTCATGAACGAACCTTGTAAAATCCATTTTTCAACCACAACACCTGTTGGGTCTAACATTTCTAATTCAATATCTTTTTTATACCCTGCAGCATAACCCATTCTTCCTGTTACTGATTCTGCGTGTAATCTAAACCATTCCATTAACGCTTGAGACGCTGATGGTCCAATTGGATCTTTAAACTTAACTCTTAGTTCATTCCATACAAATCTACCTGCAACGTAAGTTGAAGTATTTAAGAAAGGAATTTCTACTGAGTTGATTTTTGCACTCGGTCTTGCTGCCGATGTTACATACCATTCGTTGATACCCAATGATGATGGGAACCTAACGATAAATCGGTTAACTCTTTTCGGTTCGTAAGGAACCGGCATTTTCATTAATAAATCTGCCATGTCTGTATTTTTGTTATATTTGTTATTCTATTATTATAAATATATCTCTTCACGAAATATTTTTCTTTTTTATTTGAGAACTACTTGACATTGTCAATTAATTTCCGTATTTTTTTATTACCCAGTAATTACTAGTATGAAATATAGGATATAAAGTATATAATATATTAAATCTAGTATATATTAAACCAGTATATACTGGGGTCATCTCAATTTTTACTTTTGGATAGGGGAGAGTCGTTAGACCCTCCCTTTTCCTTTTTTATTCTATTAGATATTCTCAAATGATGCTCCTGTTGGAGTAATTAAGAATTCTACATCAATGAATTCAAGAGATCTAGTTGGTTTAACGTAAATCTTACCTCTTAGTGTATTCGCGTCTATATCTTCTGGATCGTTAGACACTACTACTCTAAATTCGTATAAACCTCTTTCTTTCTTAATAGATTCTAATATTGGATTAACCAATCTTAAAAATTCATTTCTCACTTGTTCGTCATTTTGTTCAAATAACAATCTAACCGCCACCGCTGAAATTAATTTTCTTGCTCTTAATAATAATCTTCTTACGTTGATTCTGTCAAGTGCAGATTCTCTAACTTGTAATGTTTTATTACCCCAAATTATTGTTCCCGTATCTGAGAATGTTGCAATTGGGTTAATTCTTGCATTATATAAGTCATCTCTATTATCTAATGTTAACTTCTTTCTCGCTTTGATTGAGTTTACCAAACCTCTTTGGTACCCTGCTACTGCGAACCAAGGATAAGAAACATTATCGGTCAATGCAATGTTTTTAACAACTTCACCTGTTGGTGGAATGTATAATTGAGTCGCATTGTCCCCGTCTCTTACTTGTATCCAAGGCCAATATGTTGCTGTATAGTTAGTATCTAAATCAACTTCATCCAATTGGTCAACTATTTCGTCAACATCTGAAGTATTAGGAGAATTAGCAATATATAAAGAATCCGCTCTATCACCTTCAATCATATCAATTGCTTGATTAGTTAATGAACTGTGATTATAGAAATCTAAACCTGGAGTTGCAAATATATTAATGTCTACCGCTTCAGGATTAGAGAATGTTTCGATTCCCGCTAAATATGAATAGTAATCTGAGTTTCCAACAGTATCACTAAATACACCCTGATTAGATGTGTGTCCACTTACATAAGTGTTTTTACCGAAGATATAACCATCCCCATTTGTTCTTGTTCCTCTATAGATATCCCAACCATCAAAACCACCACAAACTGTGAATGTGAATTTTCTGTATGATTTAGTTTCTAATAAACCTTTATTGTTTCCTTCTAAATCGTATGGTGTTGTTTTAAAACCTGATATACCAGACGCTTGACTTGAAAGGTGGAAACTATGTGAGGTTGAACTCGCAGCGTTTCCTTTATATTCAAATAAATCTCTATCAAAACCAATTTGAGATGATAAACCTAAAGTAACTTTTCTGATTTTATCCCCGTTAGTTTTTTGTTCTGTACCTTGTGAGTTATAAGAAATAACATCACCCGCTACATTATATTTTGTTTTAAATAATATATTACCAACTTTAGATGTACCTAAGATATCTGATGTAAATCCTTTAAATCCTGCAGGAAATGCATCCACAGGTGCTTCTTCAGCCATGTTCAACATTATATATTTTGAACGTAACTCATATTCACCATCTGCAGTACCTATCTTTTTAGCAATGTAACCAGGTAAATCAGGGTTCATTGTACATCTTGAGAATTTTTCAAGTACTGAAACGTTATTATCAGTATCATTGAAGTCTCTAATAATCATATCAAACTCACCTGAATCAAGGTCAATGTTTTGAACTTGTATTTTTAATTGTGTGTTCGCTGCGTCCCCATCGGAAATACTAATCACACTAAATAAGTCAGAAACAATACCACCTCTCACTTCAGATACAACTGTTGGTGATGCTGGTGTTTCCCACTGATTTAAATAATCATTACCCACATTATGTGAGATATGGTCAATATCTAAACCTCTAACAAGTCCTTGACCGTAAAGTGCTGATAATAATTTCGGGTACTCTTCAAAAACATAAAGAGGTACTTCATTTTTCTTCTTATCGAAATTAGTGTTACCTAATACTTTAGAAACATACTTGGTAGATGATGTGTTCAACGTACATGTAAATGACTTAGCACCACTCGTAGAACCTGTAACACTAAGTGTAAATTCTGATAGTGGGTCAGTCCCTAAAGTAGATGATGTAACATCTACGTCAGTTGATAAACCTAATTCAAGTTTTAATGTTTGTCCTTGGTATGATCCTCTTGATCTCAATGATAATACCACTATATTGTCGTAGTCAGAATTTACTTCCGCCCCATATTTAAATTGAGTTATTTTAAACCCGTCTGCCGTTGCGTCAAATACGAAAAGGTATGAATATACCCCGTCGACATCCCCAAGACCATCTACTGAGAAGTACGTATTGTACCAATTGTTATTGTTGTTTGTACCTATTGGACCTGACACCTCTAAAGATGAGTTTAAACTCACTGTCTCTGAACCATCAACTAAACCAATAGTAAACCATGTTCCGTCAACCACAGTAAGACTATTAATAGAATCAACAATACTGTCTCCGTCATTCGCCACCTTTCCTGAAAGATCTGATGCGAATGTACTTGTGGAGATATTTGTTGAAGTTCCTGAAAGTGAGTCTACTGTATTTGTAGTTCCACCTGTAAGGTCTACTGTTATTCCCCCTAATGTTTTAATTGCGTATGTTATTTTTGGTACGTAACCCGTTAAACCTAAAACTCTTGTTACGAACAATTGGTTAGATTCTTGGAGGTATGATTTTGCAACATAACCCAACTCGTATTTTGGATTACCGTCCGAAAATTTGGTTGGTGAAGTAGGTCCAAAATATGTTTTGAATTCGTCAAAATTTCTTATTAGAATTGGTTCAAATGCAGGTCCTTTTAGTGCCTCACCTGATAACCCTAATGTGGTCACACCCACACTTTGTGCTACGAACGTTAAATCCTTTTCTGAGGTATATACACCTGGAGAAACGAATACTCTGTTTGAATTTGCCATCGATTAACTTTAATTATAAATTTTTATTGTTTACTATAAATATCTTAGTTTTTAGTAAAGAGTTCCCAAGTTTTCTATTTTAGGATATTTAAAGATAATTTTTTATCTATATTTATCTTTATGAGCGACAAAAACCCCAAAAACATCAAAATAAGTCAAAAACACCACGATATCTTAAAAAAGTATTGTGACGATAATGGTTTTAAAATTTATAAAGTTGTGGAAAAGTGGATAGAAAGTAATTGTGTGGACCGAAAAAGAGGTTTATATGGTGAATAGGTTTCTGCCAATTAAAATTGTAAACCTTGTTCTACGCACTTTGATTTCTGCCAATTAAAATTCAAAAAAATATCCCAGTAGTTTTTTTATAAAACCCAAAAAACCCAGTGGGTTATTTTATAAAACCCAAAAAACCCAGTGGGTTATTAGAATAAATAAGTAATACCTATTCTTGATCCGACTCGAGGAGTACCATTTAGTGTTACTTCAGTACCACCCGTAATATCGAAATCACTACCTTCTTCTAATAATAGACCGTTTAAATCTAAACTAATAACACTATCTATATTGTTTGTTGTAGTAAATGAAAGACCACCTCCTGAGTAATCAAAATATTCTGTAGAAACCTGTCTCACATTTCCGTCGGAATCTACAAAAACACTTGACCTACCTTTATAATATGTTATAGTTACTTTAGCCCCATCTCTTGGAGGTTCAACAAAACTTATTTTAGATGTCAAAGAAACGTGGTTGAATTCAACACCTCTCTCTTGTAACAAACCATTAATTGTTACATTAAATAGAATACCTATTGTTTCACCTACACTGAAAATTGTTTGGACACCATCGGCAGTAAAGTTAGCAACTGTAATCTCTAAGTTTTTGGTGAGGTATTTTTTCTCAAAATTATTACTTTGGATAAATTCGTTCATTAAAAACAATCTACTAACCGCAGGTTTTACTTCAAACTCTTCGTCATCTATGATAAACCCTAATAATGTAAATTTATAGTTTTGAACATAAAATCTTCTTGAGTCTAATTCTACAGGTGTATTGTCTTCAATACTATCTAACACTATTGGAACATAATGTCCCTTAACAGTTGTATACGCTTGTCTAGAAGAAAACTTTTGTAATATTGTTTGATTAAATTTATTTAAATCTCTGAATCTTGAACAAATAATAGTGATTTCATAACTTATATCAATAGGTACAGGTTGAGGTATTTTATAAATATCCGCACCAATTTGAGTACCATTCCATGTTGGTACGGTGGCATAATGAAATTGTTGTCTATCGGGTATTGTTCTTTGTAAACTTGGGTTAGTACCGAGTTGAACATCGGGTTTTCTGATTACACTAATAAAAGGTAACGACGGATTACCATCTAAATTGGCAAAATCCCATGTATTGGTAAATTCACCCCAACGTTGCGTAGTTAAAATTTTAGGTATAATTGGTATTTGTGTCCCGCCAGAAATAACAACAAAGTTCTTTTTGACAAAATCTAACATACCCAAATCTAAATCATCGTGTAATACCGAGTCAGGAAGAAACGAATCACCCTCAGTGATTTTATCTAATAATTCCTGTCGTCTACCCATTAATTCATTTCCTTGGTAAACTTTTATGTCATTTTTTCTTTTAGGTATTGCCATTATATTCCTCTAAATTCCGACTCTTCTGCCGGTACACATGTTATTGTTCTGTAGTGTGGTTTAAAACCAAACATATTATGTCTATTATCTGAAGTAACCTTACCATCATTCGATACCGTGTAATATCTAATTTTATCTTCGGTTTCAGGATATGCAATAAAATCACCATACTTTATATCAACCCCTAAATCTTGTAAATGATTAATATAGACAGATACAGTCATATTGCCGGGTTCTATGTAACGAACTAAGCCAGGTTTATATGATTGATTTTTAGGTGCCTCTATTTTAACTAACGCATTGAATTCGATAGGTGGAAAAAACTTAATCTGATCCTTACCAACCTCAGCATATACCGCATCGGTATCTGTACTCTCAGTATCAACACGATAGAGAACCAATTTCATATTTAAATCTCCGTGAAGATACTCTTGACCTATTTGAATGTTAAAGTCGAAGTCCTCTTCAGAGAAGAATTTACTCATTCTTTTAATTGGTAATTTTTTACTCATATAGATAAATAGTTTAAAAACTGATTTGAATTCCTTATATTTAGTTTATAGATGGGAAACTTATTACCCGAAATACAAGCGAGGGAGATTGTAACAGGATATACAGGTTATAATAACCATATATTGGACTTAAAACATAAATTCGAAAGATCGAAAAATTATAGTTTAACTCGTCCACAATCTGACTATATCATAAAATATCATGAGGTAGTGCCTAAGGTTGCTCGAAAGTATCTCGGAATTGCGAGGTCTTTTGGAACTAAACTACAAGAAGATCGATTACTTATGTCCCCCGTCGAAGAAGTGTGGGTGGAAAAATTATTATGTGAGAGTGATAAGGCATATAATATATGGGGTAACTTAACTAAAGAAATGAAACCCATTTCTATGTGGATACCCAAAGCGTCCGTCATTCAAGAGGAAAAAACATTAGACCGTGAAGTAGATTACAGTCCATACTCTCACAGACCTCCAATGGAACACCAAAAAATAGCAATAGAGAAGTTATTGGCAAACAATAAGTTTATCCTTGCTGATGATATGGGGTTAGGGAAGACCACAAGTACAGTTATCGCATCTTTGGAGAGTGACATTAAAAAGGTATTAATAGTTTGTCCAGCGTCCCTTAAAATCAATTGGAAGAGAGAAATAGAACTTTATTCAGACGAAAATGTATTAATCGTTGAAGGAAAGAAGTGGGGATCCACTTTTAAATATTATATTATAAATTATGATATATTAAAAAACTTTCACACCACAGAAAATACAGAGGATAGTGATGCATATAAAATAATACTAAATGAAGGTTTTGACCTTGCAATAGTTGACGAAGCTCACTACATTTCAAATAGTCAAGCACAGAGAACAAAACTGTTAAATGATATACTTGCAAAAATACCCAAGGTTTGGTTACTTACGGGAACACCAATGACCTCAAGACCAATTAATTATTTTAATTTATTAAAAATAGTAAACTCACCCCTAACACTTAATTGGAAGAGTTATGTTTTAAGGTACTGTAAAGGTTACCAATTTAGGGTGGGTGGACGAAAAATATGGAATACGAGTGGTGCAAGTAACTTAGACGAATTAAGAGAACAAACCAAGGCGGTGGTGCTAAGAAGAATGAAAACCGATATATTAGATTTACCTGAAAAAATTATTTCACCGATATGGTTAGAACTAAAGAATTCTTTTTACGACGATGAACTTACGGAGTTTCTAAGAATAAGTAAGGAGAACAGGAAAAAAGAAAGTCTTACGGTTACCCTTAATCGATTAATGAAATTAAGACAACTTATTGCAATTGAAAAAGTTGACCACACGTGTGAATTGATTGATAAAGTATTAGAACAAGGTAGGAAGGTAATTGTATTTACTAATTTCACTATGTCTTTAGATATGATTTATGAAAAGTATGGAAAGAAGGCGGTAGTCTTAGACGGTAGAATGTCTAAAGACAGAAGACAACAATCTGTCGATCGATTCCAAAACGAAGATAAAGTAAAGATTTTTATAGGTAACATCAAAGCGGCGGGAGTTGGGATTACTCTAACCGCGGCAGATACTGTTATTTTTAATGACTTGTCGTTTGTTCCTGCAGATCATTCACAAGCAGAGGATAGGGCATACAGATATGGACAAAAGAATAGTGTACTTGTTTATTACCCTGTTTTTGAAAATACTATCGAAATGACAATATATAATATTTTACAGAAAAAGAAAGAAATTATAGATCAAGTAATGGGAGATGGAGAATATTCGGAAAGTTTTGGTAGTGAGTTAGTTAAAAATATTAAAACGTAGAACACACAATTAGACTTTTATTAAACGAATAAATGTTACCACCAGTAGTTTTTGTTGAAACCTCTATACCTTCAGAATCATTTTTAAAGACAATATATTTCTTATCGTGAGTAAACGCATAGTAATCTATATCTGAGTATTTTGAATGGTCCATTGTAAGGGTTAATATAATCTTATCGTTGTTCTCTTCAATAAAACTAACCTCTTTACATTGTACAGTTTTCACACCGTCATCAAATACAACCTCAGCATCAATCCCTACAAAATCTTTTACATTCCCTCCATTTCCTGTGGATGATATATAACTGATACAGTTGGGCCATATAAGTTTAAATTTATCTGCAATTAATTTTTCCGAACGTTCAGAAACTACCTTTAAATTAAGTCGTATATTTTCAATGTGGTCTTTTATCTCACCATCGAAAAGAAAATCTTCTTTGTAAAGTTCCAAATAATGACAAAATTCTTTTAATGTTTCTACAACGGTTTCTTCAATATAACCACCTTCACTGTTTATTTGGTATGGTAACTTAATTCCGTATTTTTCTCTCAAAACAGATTCTATATATTCTTGATATGAATATCCTGTATTAATGTAGTTTATTCCACTTCTATAGGTATATTCATTTGTCGACTCCTCAAGATTGTAATAACCACCACCAACACTACCCATTAAATTTCTCCACCTTAACTTATCACCTGAGTGAGTTTCCCTAACTATTCTATTAATTTCTTTAGTGAAAGGTTTGTTAAACTTAGAGGTTTGGTGAATGTACCTCCATATGTTGAGTGTTTTACGATGTTTAAGTCTTATTTTATCTAAATTCAAAATTGGTCTTCTATTTTTCCTAAATATAAACTATTTATTATAATAAATCAAGTATGGCAAGCACTATTATCACACCGGCAAATCGAGACAAGTTATATTCTCAGGTTCTTAACCTTTTGGGAGCACCTATTAGGTCGATAGAATTGACTGAAGAACAGATGGATACTTTCTTAGAATTGTCCTTGGATGAATATGAACAGTACGTAAGTGATTGGTTGATTGAATCTCAGTGGTCATCTTTAGCTGGGTTAAATGTTGATACGCAATCTTTGACGAGAGCGTTTACTACGAGATCATTAGACTATGAAACACAATACTCACATGCATATTCAAAAATTGTTGGTCTACAGGCGGGTGGTGAGTCAGAATTACTAAAGGATCATATAGAACTTGTTAGAGATCAACAAGTATATGAAATTCCTGCGGGTCGTGAAATAAACGAACTATTATGGTTTACACGTGCCGAACTAACCGATTCCATTGTGGATCCATTTTTAGGTGGATTTGGTGGTCTTGGTGGTGTGGGTTCAGGTGGTGTAGGTGGATTCGCACAAATGGGTACTTCGGGTTCTTACTTTATGTTACCCGCGTATGATTTATTATCACGTATGCAAGATAGGAACATCAAAAACCGTCTTATTGGTGGTGAAATGACTTATCGTATTACTGCGGGTCCTGAAGGAAAAAAATATGTTCACTTAGCTAACGTACCTGGTGGTAGATTTGATTTTGGTTCTATACAACAACACAACTATTATGTTTGGTATTGGTATTATGATACCACAGATAGGGACGATTGTTTAGATAAAAATAAAGATGTTGTAAAATTACCATCTGATATCGAAACTGAAGAGTTAGTGTGGGAGGAACTTAATAGACCCGCACAAACGTGGGTTAGAAAATTTCTTATTGCATATTCTAAAGAAGGTTTAGGTAGGATATACTCTAAATTTTCAGGAGACCTACAGGTACCTGATAGTCAAGTTAAATTAGACTATCAATCTTTACTGACCGAAGGTAAAGACGAGAAACTAAAACTTATTGAAGAATTATCACAAAGGTTAGAAAGGTTAAGACCTGACAAAATGTTAGAAAGAAAAGGAAATGAAGCCGAAAGTCTTAACAAATCGTTAAAGTACAGAGCGATGCCATCTCCTTTTAATATGATTTAAATCTCCACATCTGTGTGTGTAGCATAATCATGACCACCCCTTTCAATTAAATCACCCTCTTGAGTTGGACTACTTGGAACTTTGAAGTTAACGGCATCCCTATTTTTCTGTACCCAATATTGATCAACATGATCAAGACTATCTTCCAAATACATAAAATACGGATCTCTACCAACCTTTTTCCAAAACAACACCTCACTATCAGATAATGTCATAACTTCATCAAAACTATCCTGACTACCCTCTTTCATCGGAAACCCATTAACCAACTTACATTGGTTTATCGTAAAGAAAGGTCTATCATCGGGATTATCAATAATAATGTCACTACGAATGTCGGGATGAAATACAACCAATAAAGGTTCTATTCTTTTATTAAAGGTATTAATATATCGTGCAACATTATAATCACCCTTCATGTCGGGGTTTTCTTTCAATTCCTGTTCGGTAATCATAAAGGAATTAATTTTTATATAGTTCTCAGGAACAGGGTATCCATGCTCTTCAAGAAACTCCTTTTGGAATTTCTTAGTTGGTTTGGTCATTTTCTGTACATCACCATCTCCCTTACGATCACCATTATTAACGTAGTATATGGTTTCTCCAAGTCCTGCGGGGTAATTATTTTTCATTACTAATTCCATGTGTGCCTGTCTCGCCTTAGATGCACCACTCTTAGTTTTAGTCTTCATGGATTTTAGGTAATTTTCTACTGATAATTTCACCCTTGACTTATTAGCTATCTTAGACAATGGAATCTCTTTATTGTAAATCATACCAATGTATTTGTAGTAGACATCTAAGAATTCTTGACCCTTACCGTCTAACATTAGTTTTAAACTCTCATCTAAGAAATCAACAATATAACCATGAAGATTCTTTGATTTAATGGTATTACCCGTCAGTTTAAGTCCACCACTTGGTTTTTTAAGTACGTAGTTCTTACGAGCGACATTAACTGTTGATGGTGCCACATAATCAATATCTAACCCCATTTCATTTCTCATGAAAATGTCATTAAACTCGGCAGTATCGGCCTCAGCACCCGTATAGGTTTTACCACCTTCTACCAACTCGTTAAGACCTTTTGAGACGTATACTCTATCTTCCACATCATCAGGACAAGAAAAGTTCACACCATCCGTATCCATCACCAGTGACTTATAACCTTTCTTTTCGAAGAACATAATCATCATACGTAAACACTGTCTACCAACACACGTAATTGTTTCACCTGTATCCATATCACCCCAATGAAATACGTGAGGTGCGGAAAGAGACCCAAAATATGCATTAATAAAGATCTTAATCGGTAGTTGTTTTCTGTTGTATTTTTCTGATAATTCAGGGTCAGTTTTATAATGTTGTGATGCCAATTTCTTATAGTTTATACGAACATCTCTAAAATACTTTAACATAGATTTTTGTACCCCCATTACATCACACTTAGGAAATACATCGTAAACCAATTGGATTGATGGATATAGTGAGGAGTAGTCAAACTTAACCACTTTCTCAGCATAACCAACCGCAAGTAGTCTTGATAAACCACCTGTAAACGCTCTTCTATCTTGTTTTTCAGGTACTGCTAAATTATGTTTATATGACCAAGCTAACATTATTAGTTTCCATAATGTTGCGGTACCCATTGTAGATATACGTTCATACGTTGTAGGTACAACTTTTGACAATAAAAACGTTGACTGACTAAATGATTCGTCAACAACCATAGTTTCATATAAATCATCATCAAGATACTGTTCTACGATTTTTCTACCTGTCCATACCTCAAATTGGTTAGGGTATTTTTCTAATAAACCCTCAGTACCTGGATCACCTATTTTCTTGTAGTTACCTGTTTTTGGGTTTACGTAATAACTCTCGTTATCCAAATATATTTTAGAAATCCATGCACCATCCACATATACACGATTCTCTTTCTCGGCACCTAAGTACTTCGTTATGTATTTCAGACCCCAAGATTTAATATCTGAATTAATTGCTTGTGCTCTTCTAACTGAATGTGCAATATCGAGAATGTTCATACCCCATATCATATGTTGGGTATATGTTTCAACCTCGTTAGCTAGTTTTAACATTCCCTCCCTTTCCTTTAGTCCGATGTCAATAAACACTTTAGTAAGTTCAGTAATATCAATACCCAATATCTCAGCCCTTTTTAGAATAAAAGGAAAATCGAAAAATGCGGAGTTATAACCTGAAAATATGGTGGGTTTAAGTTCCTCAACATATTTGAAGAATTCTATAATACAATTCTTTTCCCCATCCTCACCAAATGCATTGATGATTTTAACAAACCCTCTATTGTCTTTTAAACCAATTAGAATTATTTTATCTGTTTCGGGTTCAAGACCTGTTGTCTCAATATCAAAAACTAATCTATGTACGTCCTCATATTCTTCAATACCCTTGAATAATCTTTTTTCCTTTTGTATAAGATATTGTTCTTTAGGATTGAGTAATATAAAATGTTTTCTTATTTCTTCGTCCCATGGGTTCAAACCTCCTTGTCTGAAAAAACTAAGAAGTGAACGATAACCTTGACTACTTTTAACTAAGAAATTATAACCATTCTCTAAACGTTCATTATCCGCAGTATCTAACTTCTCAATAGTAATCCCATATTCCGACATTTTCTGACGTTGTTTGGCCTTACTATCACCATAGAAATTTAAACCTGTAAGATCATCAACCCATAAGAATGCAGTTAACTTATCTTTTCGAATAATTTTACCCTTTTCAGGATGTTGAATAATTTTGTAGATTGTGTTGGATCGGTATTCGTATTCTATTCCTGTTATATAATCTTCAGGATCCGAACCACTGAGGAAATCTTCGATTACCTCTTGGGAAATGATTTCTTTCATTGTATTAAAATTGGATGACACATTAGCTTACCCTTAGTTGGGTAGTTTGCCTTAATTAATACAAAGATATGAAAAATAAGTTATAATATCAATATGGATATCATATATTCTCCTTTAATGTTTGCGCACTTTCTAAATAATGTTAATGTAGAGTTTTTCCTTAATTGGAACAATGAGTTTATTTGTGGGTTTCAAGTCTGTATCTCTAAATTGTACATTAACTATTCCCTCAAATTTACCCACTTCTTTTGTTTGTTCTGAAGTGAACCTGTAAGTTATATAATACTCTTCTGTGGTTTGGTCGTAGTTTTTGGTTCTCGTAGTTAATAAACATTGTCCACCTAATATTTCAGGAATCTCCGTTTCGATATTAATCATATCAAACCTAATGTCCGCATTTTCCAATAAGTCGTTTAAAGAAGACTTATCGTTTCTACCGTCATCAACTAATCTTAATTTTAATAATGGGTCTGTTGCCCCTTTTCGTATAAAAAATTCCATACTAATAAATATTCAATCTATTTTTTTTATTCACTATTTTACAATCTGTATTTTATACAGAGGGTGGATACGACGTAGAATTAACTAAACCTAATTGCCAATAAGTTTTACCATCTATTACCATGGTTATGGCTTGTGACGATCCCTCTACGACATGTATTACATCTCCACCACCATATGGCATTATTCCGTTCATAGTCCCATCCCATGCTCTAATATTCATTAAACTCTCAATTCTATCTATTCTGTTACATAATGATCGAATAGGGACCTGGTCTTCACCATCACTAACGTAAGTACCGCCATATAATAAACCAACAATTAACCACTGACCAATATTTTCGTCGAACGTTAATACTGCCGAACCCGAATCTCCACCATTTGATGGGTAATAACATGTGTCTCCGTTAGGTGTTGTACTTCCACTTGCCATTAGACTGAAAGTGTCATTCATCTTGGTCATCACGTCTACCCCTTGTTTTTTATAGTTTATATTTATTGATGATGCAAATTGATCTCTAAATAATTTAATCACTCCTTCACCTTTACCACCGGTGGTTCTTCCCGCACTAAAATATTCTCTACCATCTTCTGATAAATATTGGTCCAATTCTGGTGTTGTTGCAAATCTTGGAGCTACATTCATTGTGTTTATGTTGTGTTGTCTCCATGAAACACCGGGGTCTATCATTCCTTCATTAATTATTGCAATTGCACAATCAATATGGTTTGTGGGGGAACTTAATGGTTGGTATCTTATGACTTGACCCACTGTAAAACTTAAATTAGACTTACCTGTTTCGTTAGGTTGAATCACGGGGTCGTTATGTACGTTGGTTTGCACACCCGATAAATTTCTCTCTGAAGTAATCCACGCATCATTAACAAGTACATGATTATTACTAACCCCAACCAAATGATTTGTTTCATTATCTACAGCAATAAAACCTAATGTACCAACATAATTACTTAATTTACTAAAATTAGTTACAGATACACCACCCATTATAGGTCTATGTTCATCTCTATTAGTTGGGGCGGTTGTTTGCCAAGTATAAAAAGACGCATCACACATCCCATATCCTTGAGGTTTTACAATACCCTCAACAACGTCTGTCTTTAAAATTTCACCTTCATGATTAATTTCTGACGGAATTCTTTCATCTACAGGTATTTCGTTTATATCTTTCTTCTTAGATACCATATAAACCAATGATTTTTCATTAGTTAACTTACCATTAACGGTCTTAAAACCATACCCCACTGAAACAATATCATCTGATGTTGATTCATTTATGGATAATGTTAATTCTTGTAATTTCTCGTTATTCATATCTTATTAAGGTGTGTGTACGTAAATCGTATTTGCCGCTGCCGTTGGTGTCGGTGTTGGCGTTATTGGTTGACTCGTCGGGGTTGGTGACGAAGTCGCCACAGGTTGAGTCGTTGGTGTTGGGTTTGGTGTCGGGTTAGGTACAGGTGTTGCCGTTGGGTTAGGTACATTAGTTGGTGTTGGGTTTGGAGTACTCGTTGGATATGGTGTTGGATCAGGCTCTGGTGTTGGATCAGGTTCTGGTGTACTCGTTGGAATAGGAGTTGCCGTTGGTACAACTGTCGCCGTAGGTGTTGGTGTTGGACTCGGTACAGGAGTTGCCGTTGGTTCCACAGTACTAGTTGGTGTAGGTGTAGGGTTTGATGAATCACACGTATTACTAAATACGAGATTATTCTGACCACCCATATATCCATGGTAGTAACAGTCATAACTTACAGTTCCATAATTTCCTTGGACGGTTATAATTACGTCTCCGTAGTAATAACTATACGTGTTCCCATCAGAACCTACTTTAGTCCCTGCATGTGTGCCATCAACATAAATTAGATTTTCCTTACCACTATTTAGTACTGTTATAGGATGACCACTAGATACATTTTTCAATATATAGGTACCTGTATTTGTATGGTATGTTTTATAACTCCCATTAAATATATAAAAGTTACCTTGACCAAAATTAATTTCACTGTACATCACAGTATTGTCACTATTAGGGTCTAAACACGTTAAAGAAACGGCTGGTGTTGGTGTAGGTTCTACCGTACTTGTTGGTGTAGGTTCTACCGTACTTGTTGGTGTTGGTTGAGGTGTTTGGGTGGGTGTAATAGATGTATCTCCAATAAATGAAGTTTTCCCTATACCACCCGTATAATTTCCTTGACTATCAACTGTATCTAATGTTAGTATAATTGTTTCATCACCTCCATCTGTTGTGTTATCTTGGAATGTTGTTACCGTGTATGTTGAAGAATTGTTAGTAATTACAAATTCTTTTGGATTAACAACAGAATAATCATCACCTATTGTGGCAGTACCTGATAATGTAAATGGAACTTTATCACTATCCTGTAAACCTGTTGTTGTTAATGTAAATACTATATTACCTCCCTCATTTTGGTAAGAAGTACTGTTCAACGAGTAAGTTGGTGGATCGGGTTCTGGTGTTTGGTTTGGTGTCGCAGTTGGGTTAGGTACAGGTGTTGCCGTTGGACACGATCCATTCACATTAATTACACCACGCATATGTGCGTGATTCACACACTGATATTGATATTGAGAAATTCCTATATCACACGGAACTTCCCATGTCAGTGTGTATGGATCTCCCGCATTCCACGTACTCACCACATTAGAAAGTGGTGCTTCATGTTGACCCTGATCATTAATGTTGGTTATTTTTATTGGGTGTGATTCAACATTGGGTGCACTTCCCGTAACGTTTATTGTAACTGTAGATCCACGATCAACATTGATACAACCAAATAAACCACCATTCCCATCTAAATCACTTGTTATGTATTTGAAGGTTGTAGTATTAGTGTTACTATCGTACTCAGATTCTACGTTTATATTGAGAGGTGCGGTTGATATACAACTTGCAGGTGTTGCCGTTGGTTCTACTGTTGGTGTAGGTGTAGGACCTGGTACTGGTGTTGGTGTTGGGTTAGGTACAGGTGTTGCCGTTGGTTCTACTGTTGATGTAGGTGTTGGTTCTACTGTTGATGTAGGTGTTGGTTCTACTGTTGATGT